GTACATTACTACTGCTATTCCTGTCATTACTCCTATACGTGGGCACCATTCAGCTCCAAGCCACACAATAAACAAAAGGGTCATACGCCAGATAGGTGATTCCCAGAGCGCTACCATTGTCGAAGGATACGGTGTCCGGAGGGAAAGTGCTTCAAAAGCGTTCCATCCTAACAATCCTAGTATAACAATTATACGTAAGGCACCATCGACTACGCCTACATTTTCATTAGTAGGATCATCCATCTTACTTTATACTAAGTTTCTATTTATTGGAAGATGATGAACTTTGTATACTCTGTAAAGTTGTTGGAGTTGTTGACGACGGTGATATAGAGGTATGCATATCGTTACCTTGAACAGCAGATGTAATAATACGTTCAGATGAAATGGCAACAGGTTTCTCTCCTAGCATTCGTTCAACAAACCACCTATGTGGATTTGAAACAAGTTTAGTATTCTGTTCTTTACCATCATCCACGTTGTCGGAAAATCCTTCTGACATATCCTGATTCTGAAGCCTTGCGAATACAATTAAACAAACGACAGCTGCAAGAAGTCCAGTTGGCCAATCGAGAACATAAGTACAAACAAGAGGAAATATGAAAAATAGAAGAGAACCAAATGTATTATTAAAGATCTCAAGAGACTTCCGGGGTGCTATTTCTGCAAATGCACCTGCTACAAGTAAGATTGCTACTGTTAAAATCGTTCCTGGCCATTTTAAGACGACGTGTGTGTTTGTTAACCATGCTGTGAGGCTTGTATCCATTTCTTCGACTATCGGCGCATTACTAGAACTAGCCCTTGGTGAAACCTTCGGCGATGAATTAGGCGAAGCCATCTATCTACCAGATCGGTGGATAAACGGTAGACAAAAGACATATCTGAATGTAGATGGAGTTCGCATCCTTGGACGATGCTTTTCCACAGGTAGAAAATACAAAGGAAAAGCGACGTTCTAAGAAAAAGGAAGGCTTTCAGGCATATGAATTGCCTCCTACCGACCCAGACCGTCCGGCAGTAAAACGTATGCTTGAAATCCCAGTGATTAATAATAAGGAAAACTTCGCCAATGCAGACCCAGAAAATCAGTATCTTGACCAAAGTTCACTATTCGCAAAAAAAATGAGTGTGAATAATTCACTACCACCTCCGAAATCCAATATAAAGTTGGAGAAATCATCAGATACTCCTAGTTTCTTCGGAGCAGAACCGTTCTCTAATCCATCTGAAGACACAATGGCAGTGTTCAACAGCCATGTAGACCATCCAAATGGCTATATGTTAGATGCTGACTTTACTAAGTCATTTGATGAGCCAGGGTTTGGGAAATCATCCGGTTCAGCTATTCTTACACCCGAACTCCGGCAACGATGGAAGCCAATGTCTTCAGACCGTGTTGAAACTGCATTTACTAATTCAGAAAAGGGTTATCAATTCCATGGTCTGAGCACTGATGATGTTCAGGCCATGAGGGCTAAGATTGATATGCTTATGTCACGCCTTGATGACTTAGAGAACAGAGGTGAGAGTGCAAATCCTCAACTAGAAATGCTTTCTTTTATCATGACTGGGTTGTTCTTGATGTTTGTTTTAGACTTGACTGTGCGTAAGATTAAATAATAGATTGCTGCTTTAGCAGCAATCTATGACTATAGATTTCTGCTTTAGCAGAACTCTATTTTCTAAGTGATAGATAACGAAGTTATCTATATGCGTAAACTATGGACAGATGGATGGAATTCCTTCTGGCATTTTACCTTTGGAACAATGACCTTTTACCATCCAGTTATCTTATTCATTTTTTTAGTATACCAACTGGTAGCAAAAGAAGGAATATATGAGCGCAATGTGTCAGTAGATATTCTAGAATACTTTATTGGCCTAATAAGTATGATTGGATTGTATTATACCATGGAGTTTTTTAGACCTAACCGCAGGTACAGGTCTATCTAAATAGATCTAACCGCAGGTCTATCTAAATAGACCTAACCGCAGGTACAGGTCTATCTAAATAGACCTAACCGCAGGTACAGGTCTATCTAAATAGACCTTATAAACTCCCACTTCAAATCCTTACAAATCTTTTCCCAAATCTTATCTTGAGCATATAGTTTATCACGGTTTTTCAGTAAAGGAAAGCAGTGAAGAAAGTCATCGAGATCCAAGAGTTCACATAACTTATATAGAACATAGGAATACGACAAGAAATTCGAGCGCTCTGCAGGACAATGTTTCTGGAAACTAGGCTGGATTTCCTTAAAGAGGTAACGCAACTTCTCTTCCATTTCACGATCCATAACTGGCGCAGTGTGACCATTCAATCTCGACAAAATATGAGGAACATGTTCATAATACGAGTTATATTTTAATTTCTTTAAGATTTCTCTTATTTTGCTTCTATTCAAAGAAGAAGGTTGAATACGTTCTTTCTTAATTTGTCCCTGAATGTTTTCGAAGACTTCCTCAGGTATCTCTGTGCTTTCCTTTGCCTGGAATTGTGCCAACCACTCGTTAAAGTGATTAATACGTTTATATGCATAATAAGAAATTTCTCTAGGAGGGTCCTTGTAAGAAGGCTTATCTGAGTCCATCAAGATAAGTTTGTGAAAGCCGCAATGAGGACAAGATACTGTAGCATCATTAATAGAAATTCGCATATCTTCACCACAGGCATCACAGACAAAAGATGTGTCATTCAAGGCATTCATAGAAGGCCTATTATAATGAGGGTCCATTCTTTGCAAATACTGATCAAGTAACGCATCTCTCCGCAAGGTATCTCCACCATGTTCTCTTGCATTAGAATAAGAATTAGATGGCAAGGAAACTTTTACACCACTGATATCTTGTTTTGAAGCATTTTCCAAGGCTTCAAATACACTACCAGGTCTAGCCCTATCCGCTATGTGTATAATATTATCTGCTCCACGATTAATTCTGTCTTGAATATCATAATACTGAAACAAGAGGTCGCCTGTTTGTAAATAGTAGTCGAAGACTGCACCTTTTTCATCCTTTGTATCCATTTCAGCCTTTACTGTTTTAATTTCTTGTTCTAAACGATATCTCTCGACATCACTTTGTTCAACTCGGTAAGTTCCAACAAGAGTTGAATAGGATTGTTTTAATATGCTAACCTGCTCACCGGTGTCCTTTACCTTAGACAAATAGTGTTGATGCACAGTATCAAGAGTTGTTCGGGCTTCTGGGTTAGACCGCTTTGACGGCCTTATCTTGAAGAAGGGGTCACTCATGTACTATAGAGTTTCCTATGTATATTCTTTAGCCCCAGGTCTATCTGCGTCAGATATGGGTCTATATTTCCTCCGGTATTTATCCATCTTCTAGAAAAAATTGATGTTAGAAGTTAGTAACTAGTTGTAATGAAATTTACCAAGGAACTACTGAAAACTATAATGACAGAAGGGGGTGGAACTATATTAGAGGTATATGAACGATATAATCAGAGATTGCAAGTGAAATTTAGATGTTCCTGTGGCACAGAGACTTCAAAGAGATTTGAGATGTTAAACTTATACAGGCTACCATTCTGTGAACCATGTAGTCTGAAACTCAAAGAAAAACACAAACAGCAAACTAATCTTAAGCGATATGGTTGTATAAATACAGGATCTACGCAAGAAGTAAAAGATAAAATTAAGAAATCATATGACGAACATTTTGGAGGTCATCCAAAGAAAAATAAGGACGTTCAAGCAAAATGGGCTGTAACATGTCTAGAAAAATATGGTGGGCATCCAAATCAGAATAAAGAAGTTCAAGCAAAATCCGAGGCAACCTCTTATCATTATAAAACATATATGATGCCCAGTGGCAATCTAGTAAAATATCAGGGCTACGAAGATAAAGCATTAGATGAATTGGTTCAACTATATGAAGAGGAAGATATTTGTATTGGGCGAACAAATATTCCATCAATTGAATATAATATAGATAACAAGAAACATGTATACTTCCCTGACTTCTATATTAAATCAGATAATAAGATTATTGAAGTGAAATCTGAATGGACAATTCAACTTAAAAGGGGAAATGTGGAAGAGAAAGCTTTGGCAACTGTAAAAGCAGGTTACAATTATGAAATATGGATATATAATAATAAGAAGATTAAGGTTCAGACGAAAAGATACGAGTAATAATCTCTCTTGAAATATCAAGTTTAAGCTTAAAATACCTCCCGGCCGATTTTGTGAATTTGGCAAGTTTTGGCAAGTTTTGGCGGATTTTTGCAAAGTTCCCAATTTTTTTTCTATAGCATGTGTATAACAACATGACCGGTGGGGGCCTTATGCAATTGGTAGCTTATGGCGCTCAAGACGTTTACCTAACCGGTAACCCCCAGATTACCTTCTTCAAGGTTGTCTACCGTCGCCACACGAACTTCGCGATGGAGTCCATTGAGAACCCCTTCAACGGTTCTCCTGGCTTCGGTCGCAAGGTAACGTGCACGATCCAGCGCAACGGTGACTTAATCTACCGTATTTACCTCCAGGCCACTCTGCCCAAGGTTACCCTTCTATCCACGGACGGCTCTGGCGCCCAGTTCCGCTGGCTCAACTGGGTCGGTCACAACTTAGTCAAGAATGTTGAGCTTGAGATTGGCGGCCAGCGCATCGACAAGCACTATGGCGACTGGCTCCAGATCTGGAATGAGCTCACCCAGGAGGCGGGCAAGCAGGCCGGCTACGCGAAGATGGTTGGCAATGTGCCCCAGCTGGTCAACCTGCTGGTTCAGGGCGGCGAGGACTGCGACAACGACTGCTCTGGCGGCGAGCCCAACTCATCCAATGAGTTCTTAATGTGCGCGCCTGAGTACACGCTGTACATCCCTCTCCAGTTCTGGTTCAACCGCAACCCTGGCCTGGCGCTGCCTCTGATTGCTCTCCAGTACCACGAGGTCCGCATCAACCTCGAGTTCAACGACCTCCGCAACCTGTGCTTCGACCAGACCCCCTCTGTTTCCAACGTCCACACGGTCCGTGACCGCGTTGCGTCCGCGGGCCTTGTCGCGGCGTCTCTCTACGTCGACTACATCTACCTGGACACGGACGAGCGCCGCAAGTTCGCCCAGGTAAGCCACGAGTACCTGATTGAGACCCTGCAGTTCACGGGCGGCGAGTCCATCACCTCCAGCTCAAACAAGCTGAAGCTGAACTTCAACCACCCTTGCAAGGAGCTCATCTGGGTTGTCCAGCGCGACTCTTTCGTCTCTTGCGACGACAACGTCATCGCGCCCTGGAAGGGCCAGCAGCCCTTCAACTACTCCGACTGGTGGGACCGCGCGGTCCTGGAGTCTGGCTACTCCGTCACCCGCGTCGAGGGCCTTGCGGGCAACAACCCCACGGTCACGGCGCTGCTCCAGCTCAACGGCCACGACCGCTTCCAGGTTCGCGAGGGCCGCTATTTCAACGAGGTCCAGCCCTACCAGCACCACACCAACGTGCCCGCGGTTGGCATCAACGTCTACTCCTTCGCTCTCCAGCCCGAGCAGCACCAGCCCTCTGGCACCTGCAACTTATCTCGCATTGATAACACCACGCTCCTGCTCACGGTCTCCAACAACGCGGTTGGCACGGCGACGTCTGCGACGGTCCGCGTCTATGCGACGAACTACAACGTTCTGCGTATCATGAGCGGCATGGGTGGCCTTGCGTACTCCAACTAAAGTGTGGAGAGGTCATACAACAAGCAAAAATTACAATCTCAAAAGATTTATACGAAATACGAAAGTGTGGACAATGTCCCCAGTTTCATACTTCTTTCTAATTTGAACAAATTATAACAAAATAATAATATCACTAATAATAAATGAGGCCAAATAATTACGTGAAGGAAACCTCTGAAGAAAAGTTAAAAAGAATTTCACCTGAAGTAGCAGCTTTACTACAAAATACACTAGACAGGAAAAGTAGAGAGATGCAAGTTCAGAATAACAATATTCTCTCAAGAAAACCTTATAATACTACGGCTAATACTATACAAAGACCATTGGTAAATAATATAAGGGCTATGCCTATGGCTATGGCTATGCCTATGGCTATGCCTATGGCTATGCCTATGGCTATGCCTATGGCTATGCCTATGGCTATGCCTATGGCTATGCCTATGGCTATGCCTAGTATACCCAGATTACGAAATATTCCTATCGAAAAGATATTGATTCCTAGAGAAATTCCAGGAAATTTAGTTTGTTCCCAACTAGGTGGCAATGGATTTGGCAACAGGATATTTCAACTCTTAGCGGCACTTGGCTACGCTGAAAAATATGGCAAGCAATGTGTAATATCGAAAGCGAATAGTCGCGATGGTTCAAAACCCCACGAAAAAAACCTTGATGGAATGTTATTCAAGATATTCCCCAATGTCCCAGTTGTTGATAGGATCGATAAGGCAATAGTAATAAGAGAACGACTGCTGTTTAATTATAGCCACTTACCAAATTCCGTATCCAATGTCATATTACAAGGGTATTTCCAGGATGAAAGGTATTTTCCTTCTGAACCAACTTCAAGTGGCCTTATACCTAAGATAAAAACAGACCATTACCCAAATACATACTTTATACATATACGAGCAGGTGATTATTTACATAAAGGAAGTTTTGGTTACGACCTTTCTTATTATCATAAAAGATGTTTCGATATGCTTAGCCCTGATACAAAATACATAGTATTTTCAGATGATATTGCATATGCTACAAACTACATGAAACAATTCAGTATTTCGTATACCATTTCAAATAAAGTAAACCAATTGGATACCTTAATTGAAATGTCTAATTGTGAAGGTGCTATTTGTGCAAATTCGTCCTTCAGTTGGTTAGGCGCTTTCTTCCAGGATAAGACAAATGGTAAACGTTTTATGCCTTCTCGATGGATTAAAGGCAGAGATTGTACAGGTATTTATCCTACATGGGCTAGTATTATTGATATATCCAGAACTAAAGAAAGTGTAAAGGTATTTGAAAATTCACAGAATAGTTGTAATTATATTTTTTCAGAATGGCAAAAAGTATACAAAGATCCTTCTAGATTAATTGTCCAAGCAAGTAGTATTTGTGGAGGGGATTTATGGATGCCATTTCCAATTGGAATGGGTTGGCAATACGTTAAGTTTTTCAATAATAATCCAGGATGGCAAATTGGCCCCCATGATAAACTAGTCTTATGTGCAATTACTAGTAGTTCAGACACAAGAAGAAGGCCCACTGGCATTAATAGACGCATGATAGTTTCAAATCTAGAGAAAAAAGGCATTAAGAATATACAGTTGACAGCAGCAGATTATTTTAATGCTCTTCCTACTTATAAGTTTATCATTTCGCCTGAAGGAAATGGTATAGATTGCCACAGACACTATGAAGCTCTAATAGCAGGATGTATACCCATTATAGAATATAATGAGCAAGTTGAAGAAAAATACAGGGGTTTACCTATATTATATACAAATGATTATTCTGAAATCACTACCGAATACCTAGAAAATAAATATAATAAGATGATAAATCAGCAATATGATTTCAGTAGATTATTCTTGTCATACTATTCTATAGAGAAACAAGAGGAAATAAAGAAATGTGGTAATTACTGGATACAAAAATCCTGTGGTAAAGATAAAGAATGGTATACACCTAATATAGTATGGATAACGTTAATAAATAATGGTTACGTCGATTTTACTAAAAACTTTCTAGAATCGATGCGACGCAATAATTGTATATTTTCACTAATAGTATATTGTACAGATAGTGAATCATTAGCAAGTTTTCAATCTTATTCAAATGTAAGATGTATAGATGCAAGGCCCTTTCTAAAGTTTGAAGTAAGCGTATCACTAAGTATATGGGCACATGTAGATTACAAGAAACTTGTTTTCGCAAAATTAGATGCAATTAAATATGCCATATCTCAATATCCAGGCTCATATATTGGTTATATAGATACCGATATTATTTTATTTAAAAATCCGACAGATACTGTTCTTAATACTTTTAAATCTAACCCAGATACTGTATTTGTAAGTCAATGCGACGAGGCAAAGTCACAATGCTCTAATACAAATAATTGTCAACACATTTGCTCTGGTGTTATTGTATTTAAAAATATACCTATAATAAATAAGTTATTAGAATATACTATTACGGATGTAAATTCTCTAAGTAGCGATCAAGAGTTTATAATTAATATGGCAAATAAATATAATATACGGCATACAACGATAGATAAAAATATTTTCTTAAATGGATCTTATCCAGGGGTAAACAATTTAGATATTCCACTTATAGTTCCTCCTTCGGCGGAATTAATCCATTATAATTACCTTGTTGGCAGTAACAAAGTAAAACTTATGAAGAAAAATAATATGTGGTATGAACCCTATAGTATGGAAATAGATTTCGCAATTGTATATTTCGGGTTAACAAGGTCAATAAAGAAAGTATATAAAAGTCACATTAATCATGTATTTGATGTATTAAAAAAGAATAATAAGAAATACATTACATTTCTTCACACCTGGAGTTTGAAAGATGGTATACAAAATGTATGGAATGATACGATTTTACAAAAAATAGACTATGAAGAACATAAACTTCTTAAACCCGATTTCTATCAAATAGATAGTGAGGAAGAATTTCTTCATGGAATTGATATGACTCAGTTTTTTTATAAGGATATTTGGGAAACAAAGGGAGACACTGATGATGGTGAATGGTGGCCAAAGATGATTAGTAACCATCTTTGTATGATCGAGTCTCAGAAAAGGGGCATTCAAATGGTAAAGAATTATATGAATGGTAGTGGTGCTAGAGTAAAAAACGTTATCTTTATCCGACCAGATGTAGAAATACATGATGACTTGCCAATAAGTACACTAGTCTTAAATAATGAAACTATAAATTTACAAAATACTGGACATCATGAAGGATTAAGTGGCTTATTTGCAGTAACCTCATGGAATAATGCATGTATCTATGGAAATAGAGCAGAATATTACATTGAATTAAAGACAATTAGATGTAGGATTACTGCTGAACGATTAATTAAATATATTGTAGAAAAATATTCAATGAAAGTAAATGAAATAGAATTTAAATTTGATATTGTACGACCTTAAATATATATTTCTATAGTATAATGGATTTAACCTATACACATGAAGAATTAGATGCATTTCTTAAAAATTATTATTTAAAAGAAATGGATACGAATGGCGGGGGGATGAGGATAAATGACATGTTTTCATTTTATTTATTATTAAATAAACTAAAACCAGAAGTTGTTGTTGAATCTGGTACTTGGAATGGTCAATCAACTAAACTTATACGAAGGGTATTAGGCGATTCATGTACAATAATATGTTTAGATCCACGAGCGGTTGAAGATAATGGTTTTACTGATACAAATACTAATACTATATACTATACTGGAAATAATTTTATTGATTTTTCAAGTTTAAGCTTAGAAAAATATAATCTAGAAAACACCCTTTGTTTCTTCGATGACCATCAAAATTCTGCTCAAAGATTAATACAATGTATTGAAAAGGGTATAACCCATGTATTCTTTAATGATAATTACCCTGTAAACGCAGGTAGTCATTATTCCGTCCAACACCTTATAGATAATGATACTAGAGATAAATTTACATTAGGTAATCAATATTCGTATGCTATAAATACACTTCCCCAGATAGATTTATCTAAAAGAGATGAACTGATTAATAAAATTAACATTTATAATGTATTTCCTAATATTTTCCCAGGAACAGTTGATCTTTTTGAAGGTAAATTTAATGTATCTGGCTTCTTTAATGAAAATGATATAGAAAATATAAATAAATACAGTGACTTTTATAAAGATAGAAATGAATATTGTTGGAATACTTACTTGACATTATCAAGAGATTAATTCGGCTCCAACTCTAACCCAGGCCATTCACCCATCATCGCCTCCATTGCAGCCTGACGGCGTTCCAATGGATTTCCCTTTAATTTAGCAGACCGACGTTTCCACCACCATTCGAACCGTAACGCTTCTCGTTTCGATTCGAAGCCTTTCAAATAACAGACCCTATACCACCCTCCTGGAACCCTAGATGTTGCTCTAGCACCACCTGCTAAAGCACCATTGTGTTGCTGTAATCTACGGTCGGGGTCTACAGTTGCACCCACGTAAGTTCTTGTAGGAGCTTCCACGGTTGCTAGTAAGTAAACGAACCATGGCTTTTCTTCCTCTTGCATCTGTAATAAAGACATATACAAATGTTTAGACTATATTAGAAACATGGACACTCGAGTTCTTCCTAGTATAGCAAATGTTGCCAATTACAGAGCAAATGAAGACTGGTGGTTTTATATTCCTGCCATTCTGTTCGTCGATACCTTCATCCTTTTCCTAGTGCGCTTCATGCCCCAGGTATTCGGAAGGCCCATTAACCAATGGTATGACGACTTTGGCCTAGCCGCCGTTCTATCAGATGTGACCATCATAGCCATTGGAATTGCGATTACCCGGTACATCTATAGCGCCTTTTTCTTAGAACAAGAAGGTTGGCATATACTTTATTTCATTGCTCTCGCAGTAGTCATCCAGATAATCCATGATATCGCTTTTAACTTTGGAGTTATACAAAAAATTCCAAGAGGACATAATTCTATGATTGATGTCTTCAAGGCCTATGCGGAAGGTGGACCCAAGATTATATTAACAGATGCCATCATGGTTGCAAGTTCCATTGGAATAGCAGCTTCTCTAAAAGAAATAGATTACCATTATACTGGCTTTTTCACTTTAGTTACATTATATTCACTCTCCTATATCTTGTTTACGAACATACGTTAGACCTTCATAGAAACGGAAACACAAAGCAAATCGGTATTTACTGTGTCTTTCCATTGGATTTTTAAGACTAAGGTCCCAGAAAGGCTGGGGTCAATCAGATACGATGAAGTTGTATCTAGAATGCCTACCTGAATAGGACAACCACCAGGGACCTCACCACAGAGGTCTTTCACTTGAGGCGTAAGAGGGATGAAATTGTAGATAAAGGAATACGTCGCTGTTCCTGCAAGAACCTCACTGGGATTATCCAGAGAAAGTGCCAGTGTAGAATTCTGACCCTTTACAGCAGGATCAGGCAGAAAACTCATCGATTTTACTCTCATCTTAGATAGACCATTTGAGCAATCCTTGACGGAACCAATGGAATAGAAATACGCGAGTAGACCAATAACACCCATAATACCTAATCGTGGCTAATCTAACCACTCAATTTTTAATGTCATTCAACATAGATATTCCATTTGGTTGTAGTTCACCCTTTGTTACAACTGGGTTATACCATTTTTCTTCTAATAAATATATTGAGTGTTCATTATTTGCTATCACCTTACTTTGTTCTATTTCATTTATCCACGGATTATCGCTTTCATTTATGTATTTCATAAAGAATAACTTATTCCAAAGAGAAAATTGGTGTGTCATTAAGTAGTTTGACTTTTGAGAAAATTTAAAAAGATTATCTCTTATATGTTCAAGATTATATAAATATGATTTTTCTGATATACGTAATGCATCCATTCCATATTCTATAAAGGTATCTAGCATATTTGAAAGATCTATTTGTTTACATGGCCAAAAATCTTCTTGCATATAAAATATATATGCTTCTGGTATTTGTTTCAAACCATTTATAAGTCGCTTACCCCACTCACCCTTACCTGTTTTTATATGTATTACATCTTTTACAAAATCTGGTTCAAGCTCTTCTGATAAGAAATATATTTTCAATGGATATTGTATATATTTTTTTACATAATAAAACCATGGGTTCCAGTATTGTTTATAGTTATCAAATGTATGTAATACAATTGGTATAATTGGATAGTCAATGGAATTATATAATGTAAGAAATGATTTTAATAATATATTATTATTTTCAATATGAATACATTTATCAGATAACTCATATTTTAATGTTCCATCGGGGCGTGTATAGTGTGAATATGGACTAAAAAAATAATAGCCATACTCTTTACATTTACTCTTGATAAGCTTATTCATATAATTTGTATATATCACGCGATCTGAATTTGTTCCAATAAATGGTAACTCAGGAGTATGTATATGCGTATGATCTATTTTATCTACCGGTGGAATTATTCCAACTATAATAATTGCCTTATATTCTGTTATATTTTGTTTAATAGTATTAAAATAACTGTCTACTAATTCTTTACAAACCGTTTCATGATGTCTTCCATACTGTACTTGTTTTCCAACATGCGCACGAACATCCACTTCTCCATAAACCAAGCAGAATACACGATCTCTAGAATTATGCTCTTTTTCAAAATTTATAATTTGATTATCTCGACCAATTCGAAACATCGTCCTTGAGAACTGGAAGAGATTACTATGATCAATCTGTAATTTGTCAAAAGATATAGCTGCATGACTATCTCCATAGATATTCAAATATGTATCAATGATATGGCCTCTAGAAAATTCAAAGTCTCTGGGATTTGTACGAATGGAAATGTATTCTGTAAATGCCCCATTGAATTGTAAAACGTGTTGATAATTATTCCAGTAGGCACACACAGTAGAAGGGTTAATTGTATAAAAGGACCCTTGGCCCCAGGAGGTTTCCAGAATATATTGGCCCTTGAAATGAAAGATGAATTTTATAAAACCAGAACCCCATGAATATTTCTTACCAGCCAGGCCTAGGATAATCTCTGAAGAAGCTACCTTGTGAAGAATTTTCTTGAAAAAATCACACATTCTCTCAAACTTATGGCCAAAGTTACCAATGGGATAAGAGAAATGGCAGATGGAGGAAGTTGTGTAATTGTTCACCTCATCATTCCCTTCAAAAAGACTAACCAATGGATTTAGCAATTGATTATTATACAAGTTGTCCTTAATTGCATGAAAGTTTATGAAGGGCTGATCCAGACAATATGGGGGTTTATGACCTGATTGCGTAAAGAAATTAATGTGCTCCCTAATTCTCTGGAAAAGCAATTTCATCTGAGATGAATTTAAAAAAAGAAGAGTCCCAGAATTCAAGCCGGTCAAAGTTTTGTTCACCTCTCCAAAATTAAAAAATTGGGCCCCAAAATTCAGAGACTCAATTGTCCCAGATTCTATTCCGTAAAGCAAGTCATCAATGGGTAGCTCAAATATGGGATTGAGGGGTGCCTTGATAATAATATCTGTATCTAAGTACAAGAGTTTCTGGTATCTAGAAATCTCAGGATAATCAAAGATGAAGAGCCGCGCACATGCAGCCTGGAAAATTGTACTGAACTCTAGAGAAAAAGTTTTCAGAACAATTCCTAATTTTCTTCCGAGGTCCTGGACCATGGGCTCAAAATTTTTTTGGGTGATCACCAGAAAATCAAAAGTAAAATTCTGAGGTGAAAATATCTTAAGACTTTTCAGAAGAAGTTCGAGCAACCTGACGTAATCCTTATTGTAGAAGACGCAACAGTAAATCAAATCCTTAGGCACTTGGGTCTGAGAAATTGGAAAACTCTCCTTATTTCTCCAGAAATGGCGAAATAAAAGTTCCCCCGATTCCAAAATTCGGTCACCCTCCAAATCTTTTTTTTCTTCAAACAATTTGTAATTCTCCTT